TAGTTGCTAGCGTTACTGCCGCTGGTGGTGCCGCTTACCGTGGTGGTGTGTTCAGTCCTAAGGCATTGGCTCAAGCAATGCGTGGTGGTATTGATCTAAACACATTGTATCTTCCTGCCGCTCGTGCAACAGACATGGTCATTAAGGCCACAGCTGGTGCCGCAGTGATCCAAGAAGCATACGGTGTTGCTATTGTTGCAGACGCAGTTATCAACTAATATTAGATTAAGGATACTAAAATGGCTTTTATTACTGAAAATGGCAATGTCATATCGTTCGCAGAATACGGTGACGTAACTAACATCGATCAACGTGTCTTTGAAGCTAATGAAGGCCTGACTAGTTCCATCATAGAAGACATGGAGATTAGAGCAACTGATAGAATTCTTTATGCAATTGGTGCTACCGATTGGTGGAGAACATATTGGATGCGAATGAATGGTGGAACTTATGATCCACTGATTTATACTTCAGGTCTTCTAGCAATTCCTAATCCTGATCCCAACAAGATCCAAGATCGTCAGGCAGACTTTACTGACCTGTGTGTTTATTACACATTGAGTTATTATGTCTACCCTAAGATTGCAGATTTTAGCAAGCAGGACAATGCGGAAAAGGTTAAGATTGGATTCTTCAACGAAAAATATCGTAGCTTGTTCCAGGAATTGATTGATGATGGCTCATGGTATGATTGGTCTGGCAACGGAACAATCACTCCTACAGAGAAAATGCCTACTAGAACCAACATAGTGAGAGTGAGATAATGAGAACACAACTGTTATCAGCAATTACAACGGCCACCAGCACACTTACCCAGTTTGCAGTGAGCCAAGAATTGCCATGGGAGCAGAATGGTTTACCATTATATCGCAAAAACATGAAGAAGATTTATGTGGACAGAACCACGCAGGTGGAAAATACAATTATCAACACGCTTGATGATCGTAATGTTCAAACAGAAGATTCTCGATGTCTCGTCTATGTGGCAGTAGATGCAAAAAATCCACCTAGTCAGTTAGATAATTTAATCAGCAATATATTAGTTTGTAAAGACAGGACTGGTATAAACAATTTCAATAGTGAAAGTGATTATACCTTGGATAAAACCGAAGATGTGTTGACTTATACTTTCGAGTTTAGGTTAACATTATTAAAAACATAAAAGGAAAATAAAATGGCATATATTAATGTCTCCAGTCCAACAAGTCGCGCAATACTACAGATCTCTACAGCTTCAATTGCAAGCACAAGTTCAGGTTACGTAGTCCCAGCACTTCAGGACATTTCGATTAACAACAACAACGGAATCTTTAACTGGACACAGTTAGATTCACAAAGCCAAGCAAGTGTTGCTACACCTGCTAGTAACCAAGTCACAGGTAACATTGTAGTTGATACGACAACATTCTTCAGCGCCCTAAACGGCGTTCCTGGAATTTTTGATCTAAGCAACAACAAAACATTGATCTACTTCCGTGTCTACTTTAACGGTAAGACAACTGGTAGCCAATATGTTTCTGGATCTGGTTACATGAGTAACTTGGCTCCGAAAGTTGCACCAACAGCTCCAGTCTGGGTAACACCAATCCAGATTGCAGTTGACGGTGACTTTACTGCCGGCACAGTTTAATTTAATTTAAGCTAAAAGATAGGGTGTTAATAGCACCCTATTCTTACATCCACTTAAATAACAAGCAGGAGAGATTTATGGATTTAGAAAGATTTACAGATGAAGAACTCCTTCAAAGCATAGAAGCAGAAGTTGCCAAGGCTTTGAATGAACTGCGATGCCTCCAAGGTGATGCAGGTAAGATTAATGGACGCTTGAGATTCGCTCTTGCAGCCATTCATGAAATTAAAGATAAAAAGGAACAAAGATGAAACTTAACGCACTCGTAGCCCAACCCCAATTGATTAAATGTGTCTTAGATGATGAAGACACAGTAAAAGAATTTAACGAACCACTTGAATGGTGGATCTGGGATCGTCAACCCATTGATATCTTTTTAAAGTTTGCCACTGAAAGTTCAAACAGCAGTGAACAAATTGTTCGCCTATTAAAAGAAATGGTTTTAGATGAAGAAGGCAAGCCTATGTTGATGGGCGATGCTACACTACCTACTAAGATCCTAATGAAAGTCATGGCTAAAATGACTGAAACATTGGGAAAGTAACGGCTGCTGAACCAGAGAAAGAAGGCATGAGAATCAACGCAATCCTAAGCATTGACACCATGGCACAACGCTATGGATGCCTTCCATCCAAGTTATTAGAGTCTGCAACCACTTTTGATATTTTCATCTGCAACAGTGCTCTAAGGTATCAGCAGAACAAAGAGCGAGAAGCGGATGGTAACTTTGATCATTACAGTGTAGATGAATTAATGGCCATAAAGGAAGCCGCAGTATGATGGTAAATTTAAAAGTTGATACAACTAAACTTAATCTTAAAATAACTGCACAGCAACGTGCATTGGCTGATCTACCTTATGCGGCTGTAAAAGAATTTAGATCATTGACACCTATTCGAACTGGTAATGCTAGGATGAACACTGAACTTAGTGGCAACAACACTAAAATTTTAGCATTGTATCCCTATGCCAGCAGATTGAATAATGGTTGGAGTCATCAAGCACCTAACGGTATGACCAAACCGTTTGCCATTTGGTGGATTGATAAACTAAAAAAAATTGCAAGGATGAAATAACATGGCAGATACCACACTAACGGTAGATATTGACACTAAAGAAGCCGTTGCGGCCCTGGATAATTTAAAAGTAGCCATTGCGGGCGTATTCACTGGTGCGGCAATTAAAGGCCTAATGGACTTTAGTGATGGTATTACCAACATTACTAATAAAATTAAAAGTCTAAGTCCAGACCTAGACACTGCGGCCAAAAACTTTGATGCCATTGTTGGCATTGCCATGAGTGCAAGAGCACCATTAGGTGATGTGGCCAATTTGTTTACCAAATTACAAGTTACCACACGTGATCTAGGTATCAGCACACGCGATGTTGCACAAATTACTGAAACATTGACCAAAGCTTTGGCCATCAGTGGAACCAGCACTGTTGAAGCCAGCAGTGCCATGTATCAGTTTAACCAAGCCTTGGCCTTGGGCGTATTCCAAGGTAATGACTTGCACTCCATGATACAGACCATGCCTCAGGTCATGCAAGGCTTTGCTGACAGTATTGGTATGCCATTGGGTGCATTGAGAGATTTGGGTGCCAGCGGTAGTATCACTGCTGACATGGTGATCAAATACATGAAGAGCATCAGAGAAAAGACTGATGAAGAATTTGCCAAACTAAGTCCTACATTTAGCCAAGCATTTAACACACTTAAGACCAGTGCCAGTGTGGCGTTTAATGAATTTGAAAAGAACACACAGACTGGACAAAACTTAGCCACTGCCATTGAATACATTGCATTTTCAATGTATAAACTGACCAAGAGCGTGGATGATGTCATTGGCCCATTAAAGATATTGGTAGAAATTGGTGCGGCACTGTTAGCATGGACAGTGGTAGGCAGAATATTTGTTCTTGTGGGCGAAGCAATAGCTGGAGTTGGTGCGGCAGCAACTGCCACAGCCACAGCCGCAAGAGGCCTAGTAACCACATTTGAAGCAACTTGGCAATTGTTTACCAAACTTGTCCAAGGAGCACTGCCTAGTCTAGCAGTATTCTTTGAAAGATTGGCAGTTAGAGCTGGATATTTTAAAGATCAAATTATAGCCTTACTAGGACCTTTAACACAGGCTGGTGCGGCAGTTTTGGCATTCACTGGACTTGATAAGTTATTTTCTAAGTTTAACAGTGAAAATATCAAAGATACCAAAAAAGAATTAGAAGATTTCCGTAAGGAAATGAAGGCCAACAGTGAACAAGTTGATGACACTGCTGGTAAAAATGCGGCCATGGAATTTCAACAAAAGAAAGTGGCCTATGCTATCAGTTTGGCCGCTTTGGCAGCACGTCAACAAACAGAAGACCTAAGAACTAACCTAGCAAGAGTTGAAGAAAAATTAAAATTTGATGCTGAAGAAATTTATCTTGCTGGACAGTTTACCAACAAGAGTAAAGAACAAATTGAAGTTGAAACAGCTCTACGTGATTTAGGTTACGAAAGAACTGATGCCATTCGCAAGTTGACTGAAGAGCAACAAAAACTACAACAAGAATTAAAAAATCCTACAGTATTGGCTGATGCTGTTCAAGCACAAGAACTGCGTGGACGTATTGGTGTTATTGGACAACAGATTGAAGCAGAGAAGAAGTTATATGACCAACAGGCCAAGAGCTTACCTGGTTATATCATGCAATTACAAACTGCAAGGATCTTAGAAGAATTCCGTAAGAAGGACACCGATGCTGTCATTGCACAAATTGAACATCAAATTGCATTGAATGACAAGTTAGGTGAAAGTCTAAGAGCGGCCAATAAGAGCCGCTTCCAAGCACAAGATGCCATACCAGCTAGCCAGTTGGTAGGATTGACCAGCATACAAAAACAAATTGTTGAAATACAAGAGTCTGCACGTAAAACTGCCATGACGGCCAAAGAAGCATTTGCCGCGGCGTTTGGTGAAACAGACACTGCTGAAATGGGTGAGCAATTAGTAAAAGGCATTGATCAAATTGATGCGGCTTACAAGCGTGTGGCAGAAGCACAAATTGAAGTTCTTAAAAATAATCATGCCATAGCAGTTAGTTTTGATACTGGTGTTAAGGATGCGTGGGCTGGATTTGTGGAAAGTGCCACTAACAATGCGGCCATTGTTAAGAACAGTTTTAACACATTTACCAATGGATTAGAAGATGCATTTGTTAAATTGGCCACAACTGGTAAACTAAGTTTTAGTGATTTGGCCAACAGCATTATTGCTGACCTAGCTCGCATTGCAGTTAGAAAAGCCATTGTAGGCATTGGCACATTCTTTGGTTTACCAGGATTGGCTAGTGGTGGTCCAGTGTTGCCTAATCAACCATACATTGTTGGTGAGAAAGGTCCTGAATTATTCCTACCAACTGGTGCTGGTCAGATTGTGCCCAACAATAAATTAAACACAGGCGCAAGTGGTGGCGGAACTGGACAAGCCAATGTGACCTATAACATTCAAGCAGTGGATGCACAGAGTTTCCGTAGCCTAGTGGCA